AATCCACTTAACGTAGTGGTCTAAACCTACGCCATGATTCTCGTAGTAGTCAAGCAAGCGCACCTCAGTACCCACCAACTGAGCCACCCAGATAGACGAAGAGTCACCCATTCCCAAGTCCCAAGCAGTAAATGTCCTGCTTATATCATCCCAAGGAATCTCCTGCATATGCTTCTTGTCTTCTAGCTCATTCAGGATTTGCCCATAGTATGAACCCTCTACTGCCGCATCAAATGAACACTCAAACTCTTGGCGGTACTTATCCTCACCCATCTCGTTCTTGGCTTGCTTTAGCTCTACATCATCCACCACGCCAGTTTCTGATGCTTTGAACTCTAGCAATCCCCAGCCATCTTCCTTTTCTGCCCTATCTCGCAGTTCTTTGAAGTGGTTATGGCCTTTAGGTGTCCCAATGAACAGACACCAGCCCTTACGATCTGTTAAAGCAGGTCTAACAATGTCTGTCCATATCTTAGGATTTTGATCTCCAACCTCATCAATAATCACGCCATCAAAGTATTGGCCTCGTAATGAGTCTGGATTGTCAGAGCCATATAACTGAATACGCCTACCCCAGAAGTCCACTCGTAACTCTGAGATGTTGTTAGTACCGCCTAGCGGTGTAGTGTATTTAACGAGATAGTCCCAAGCCACCCTCTTGGCTTGTCCATAGGTAGGAGCAATGTAAGCGTATCTAGGTGTCTCTCGCTGGTTTAGCACAGACTCACGAATTAGATGGTTTAGCGCAGCAACAGTCTTTCCAAACCTACGATGTGCCACTACTACCGCAAACCTATTTGCTTCTAGTAAGTCGTGAACCTTGATCTGGTGTTCCCTTGGTGCGTAAGGGATTTCGATTACTTCGCCCATGTAACACTAATCTCAATGGGCTTATTGTCGCTACCTGTGTGTTCTGTTCTAGCCAACTTAGGTGTAGCGTATTCTGCTAACTTAGCCAACATATCTAATGCTTTGTAAGGGTCTGGGCGAATCTGCTTTAGCTCATCTCCCTCTGCTACTAATTCTAGCCACTTAGAGACATTATCAGCGTTATCCTCTAGTAGGCACTTAACTGTCTCTCTAAACTCGCTAGTGACCCGATTAACCGCCCCCTTGGGTCTTCCCTTACCCCTATTGGTTAAGTTTTCGGATTTTCCTACCTCTAATTTATTCATTTTGTTTGACTCCTCTAGGGTTGGTCAAGGTTAAGTTAGTAATTACTGACCTAGTAGTGAGGGCATAAGTTCATATAGTTTCTTACGCTGTTCTTCGTCTGCTAGTAGTCCTAATGGTAGCACACCAGCAAGAATGTCTGCTTCGTTTCTACGCTTTGGGTCAAATGCAGCAAAACGAGAACGAATGTTGTTTGGGTTTAAATTAGCAATTGAATTCAAATATGAACGCTCATCGAGCAAAATTGAATCAATGCCAGCATTTTTTGCTTCAGTTGCGTAATTGTTGACTTGCCCCCATGTAGGCAAACCTTTTTCACCAATTTTTAATTCTGTATAGCTTTTTTCTGCAATATCTTGAAGTTTTTTTAATGCTTCTGGATTGTTTCTTGTATCAAGTACATCTCCACGAATCATCAATGGCATCACTCGAGGAGAGCCAACTTCTGATTTTGTATTTGCAAATTGGCTTGCAAATTCTGCTGCTTCTTGTGAATTGTCAGCAGTAGTGTAAAACGGCTTAACATACCGCCTACCTTCTGGTAAAACAATTACTTTGTCAATGTCTGAACTTGTCCCATGCAAGACTTCTTTGTCAAACCCCATAGCCTCTGCCCTCATCTCAGGCGTATTGTCTTTAGGAAGTCCTAGACCACCTTTTTCAACAGGCAATGCAGCGTTTCTTTGAGCAGCTTCTAATGCTTCTTTTTGAGGATATACAAATTCTTGTTGAGGCAAAAATTCTTTTTCTCTTTGAATTCTGTCCCAAACTTTTTCTTGAATATCTTGAGATGCTTTAGTACGCATATCAGCTTTAGCTGGTGCAGGATATGTTGTTCTCCACTCATAGACTAATTCTTGGGCAATCCCAGACTTTCTATGTGCTTTATCAACAACTAAAGTATTGCCAAAGTTATAACTTGCAATTGGTTTTCCTTTATCAAGTACAACAGCACCATCCTCATTCATCTTAAATTCGTATTTACCACCCATAAATGGCTGTGGCTCAACTTCTTTTAAAGTATTTAATTGAATAGGTTTTAAATCAGAAGCGTTAGAATTTTTTGTTATTTTTGGACTACCTAAGAATTCTTCCTTAGACAATTTAAAAATATCATTACCAATATTTTTAATACTTGCGCCTACTGGTAAACCCTTAGTTAAAGGTGCTAATGCAGGTGCAGCTTGACCTAGTAAACCAAGAGCAAATGCTGGCTCTGCTACTTTTTTAATCTTTTCGTAGTCAGGATTAAGAACACTAAACCCCATCTGGTCTGGAGCAGTTCCTAACAAACCCTGAACAATTGCATAGGTAAGTGGGTCTGCCAATGTATTGACATCACGCCTTTCAGATTGCGCCCTACCCCTAGCACCTTGACGCTGTAAGTTTGGATTACCAAAATATGCGCCAAGATCAGCCATTACTTCATCTTGCCCATTTTACGAGCAGCTTCTGAAATAGCAATAGCAATAGCTTGCTTGGGATTCTTAACGACTTTACCGCCCTTACCAGAGTGCAGTTCACCCTTTCCAAACTCGTGCATGACATTAGCCACCTTAGCTTTACCAGCCTTACTCATTTTAGGAGTTTTCATTAGACCACCTGAGTGATTGAAATATCAACAGCAGTACCACCACGAATAACAGCCACCTTATCGCCACCAGCTACCTTGAAGTATTCAACAGTATTAGGAGGAATCATAGGGCTTGTTGTCAATGATGCAGTGGGGTTTGAACCAATCTGAAAGTGACAATGCGCTCCGCTACTTGTTGCCAAACGGATAATTGTGCAACCAGCAGCAAAAGCATTTGACTGAACGCTAGAAGCGGAAACAGTCAGAACTTGAGTTGTGCCAAGTTCATAAATCTGTGTCAATTGACCATTGTCGTCACGAGCAAGTTTACTCATTTAAATTCTCCAGTTATTTACCATTTAACCTTGTTAGCCCAGTACGCTGCACTCATCTTACCTTTGGCAATATTTTCCGCATGACGAGCCTTGAACGCTTCGTTACGCTTCATGCCATCAGCAGAACCTTTTACGCCTTGCTGACCAAAACGAATCAGCTTCACATCCTCACCACTCTTTGCTAAAACGGCATGAGACTTGGTTGGATGGTTAGGAGTAGCTTTGGGCTTGTTATAGCCAGAAAACTGCTCTTTGCCTCGCTTAATCACTTTTTAGGCTTCTTTGCTTTGTTCTTTGCAGTGCGCTCACCACGCTCAGGCATGGGCTTAGTCTTCTTCTGCATAAGTTTCTGCATCATCTCGACTGCCGCTTGATTTGTCGTTCCCATGTTTATCCTCGGTTATTGGCCCACCTGCAATCCATGCCTCACAAGTTCTCTTGGAAGCACACTTAAAATCCCATACTTCGCAGTAACCTAAGTCACCTGCATCAATAACTTCCCAAGCATCCATCTCAGAGTCACCCATCTCCAAACCTGTCTCAATACAGGACAACATCATAGGAGTTTGGATAAATGCGGAACAATTACCGCAACGAGACTTCTTAGCTTGGTCTGGTGAGTTTCTCCACATCTTAGAGATTTCACGCCAGTAATCCATGTTAGCTTCGTTAGGATTCATCGGGCCATAGTTTGATTCATCAATGGCTTTTTGACGATTCTCAATGTTTACAGACACATCGCCTGTCGCTACTGGACATGATTCGCCATTTTTCTCTTGGCTTTTAATCTCAATCTCAATTTTTACTGATGGCTCAAGTAGTCCAGACATAGCTATCCCTGTGGAGTTTGTACAATTATCTCATAAAAAAAAAGAGAGCACAAGACTCTCTAAAAACTCAATGGCAACTGAGTTAAGCTATTTTAACAACTTTCCTAGCGTTTCGTTTAGCACAGTCATCTCTGTATGCTTCATAACTGACCAAATACGCTTTTGCCCATGAATACCATTGTGAGAACCTTGGTGGCAGTCCTTGCATAGCGGAATACAAAGGTATTGCTGGTGTTGTTCAATATGGTGAGCATCTGATGGCCCAGACTGCCCACATACCCCACAAGGTAATTCTTTAATCCTTGCTAGATGTAGACGCTCACGAGCATTGGGTTTATTGTTCATTTCTTGCTCGAATAGCAACGGCAGTATTCCAATT